GTAGTAATCGTATCCAGTGGTTCAGGATACGTTGAAGGAAAAACAACTATTGATGTAATACCATCAGGATCATCAGCAAATCTTAGTGCTCAAATTAAGAGTTGGAATGTCAATCTTGTTGAGAGATTTATACAATCAAATCAAATTACTGAAGATGATGGAATTGCAACTGTTGGACTTCATAAGTTTGGTTTACAGTATTCTCATTTATATGCTCCAAGAAAGTTCAGAACTTCAGTTCTTGGAACTAGATTTGATAATGGTGAAACAATTTATGAACCAGATTTAACTTTACTTAATGGAAGAGAGACTGATTCAAGATCACACTCTCCAATTATTGGGTGGGCATATGACGGAAATCCAATTTATGGGCCATATGGATACACTTCAATAAGTGGTGGAAGAGTTAGACAGATGATATCTGGATATCAAATCTTACCCCAACAAAATCGACCAAATTCTACAATTTATCCTTTGGGATTTTTTGTAGAAGATTACACCTTTATCAATGGAGGGGATCTTGATGAAAATAATGGCAGATTCTGTGTAACTCCAGAGTATCCAAATGGGACATATGCATATTTCTCAACAGTTTCAGAACTTGTTGAGACAAGTGGATCATTCAAAAATTATAAGAAACCAGTATTCCCATATTTTATAGGAAATACTTATAAATCAAAACCAATTGATTATAATTTCTCAACAAATTCTAATCAAATAGACTTCGATATTAATAAAACTGGTTGGTTGAGAAATACCTCCCCATATAATTTGATGAATTCTAATTCTGGTTATGCATATATTACAAATCCAAATGATATTCGTAATCAATATTCGATAGCAAAATCAATATCTTCTGGACAAATAACTTCTGTTGGAATTTTGACTGGTGGAGAAAACTATCAAGTAGGAGATTCTATTGAATTTTCTGCAAGATCTTTAGATTCTATTCCACCAAAAGCTTTCGTATCTTTTGTTGAAGGAAAATCGGTAACTTCTATCTCAGCGACAACATCTATAGTAACAAATGTTGAATTTTATAAATTTAGAGATGATCAAAAATATACAGCAATATCAACATCTCCACATTATTTCAATAATTTAGATTTTGTCAATTTTAATGCAAATCAAGAGTACAATAACTATTCTCAAGTTAACATTGCAACAAATGTACTTAGATTAACATCTGGTGTTGGTTCTACAACAAGCACTGGTTCTGTAACTTACTTTAATGTTTCTGGTAATTTATCGGATACTGCAATACAAGAAAATGATATCTATAGAATATCAAATGAATTAGTTAAGGTTTTAAATGTTGATGTAGTATCTTCTAGAATTAGAGTTTTAAGAAATACAAATGAGTTTGTTGGTGTAACTTCTTATTCTGCTGGAGAAGTCCTAACGGAAGTTCCCAGAAGAATGTCACTGAACTTTAATATCATCAATGACTATAATTTAAATTCTAGAAATAGGCAACAGTATTTTGATCCGCAAAATACTGTTGGACTTGGAACTACTTCTGGTGTAGGTATAACATCTACTATTGTGTTTTCAAATCCAGGAGTAGGTATAACACAGGTCACTATACCCACTAGATCACTATACATTCCAAACCATAATTTAGAAAATGGTGATGAATTAGTTTATTCATCAAATGGTGGATCATCAATATCAATATCAACTGATGGAATTTCTTCTTTCCAATTAAGTGACAATTCAATTCTTTATGCCACAAAAATATCCAATGATATAATTGGTTTATCAACTTTTAGAGTCGGTTTAAGTTCAATAGGTTCTTATATTGGGTTAGGAACTACTTCAGCTTCTTTATTATACTTCACTGGGGTTGGTTTAGGAAATACTCATAGTCTTGAGACCAATTATCCTAATATACTTGTTGGTGAAATTTCAAAAAATATAGTTACTGTATCAACAGCATCATCTCATGGATTATTCTTGAACAATAGTGTTATTTTAGATATTACTTCTGGATTAACAACATCTCTCAACGTAAAATATAATGACTATAGTAGAAGGACTATTATAAATGAAAGATCATTTGGTTCTTCAGATGTTGATATTGTAAAAAATACTATATCTATTGAAAATCATGGATTTACAACAGGACAAAAAGTTATTCATACGTCAACTGTTCCATGTGGTGGTCTAATTGATGAAAAAATATATTATGTTATAGTTGTAGACAGAAATACTATTCAATTATCAAATACTCAATATTATTCAACTAGAAAGGAAAGAGATGTTGTAAACATTACATCATCTTCCACTGGAAATATTTTGCCAATAAATCCACCAATTAAGTTGGTAAAGGGAGAGGGATTACAGATTCAGGTTTCAGATCCTTCATTGTCATTCATAAAGAACTCTATCTTATACTCTGCTTTTGACTTGAATTTCTACACTGATTCTGATTTTAAAAATAAATTTGATTTTTCCCAATCAGATTTTGTTGAAGTTGTTAGATCTGGAAAAGTGGGGATCGATACCACTGCTACCGTTACTTTAAGAACCACTAATACTACTCCCAATATCTTATATTATAAATTAGATCCAATCAATACCAATTTATCACTTGATACTAAAAAAGAATCAATAGTCGATAAAGAAGTTATTGGATTTGGCCAGATTTCTATATTGGAAAGTGTTTATAGTGGTCAGAAAAAAGTTATTGGAATTTCTACAAATACTTTTAATTTCTTGTCAGAGAATACTCCAGAAGTATCTTCGTACAACTCTGAGAGTTCGGATATTTCATACATCACAAATTCAAATAATGTTTATGGCCCAATAAATTCAATTAAAATAAAAAATTCTGGCAGAAATTTAAAGGAACTTCCATCAATATCAAAAATTCAAACTGGAATTGGAACCAAAGCCTTATTAGACTTAGAATCCAAAAATATTGGAAGTATCTTAAATTATCAAATTCAAGATATTGGATTTGAATATCCATCAGATTTGACAATTAGACCAACAGCAAAAGCAACTGAAATATTAAAAATAAAGACACAATCATCATTCAATTCGATTGGAATTTCTTCTGTAGGGAAAGGATATTCACTTTCACCAAATTTGATTGTCCTTGATGGACTGACAGGTAACATCGTAAATGATGTTGATCTCAGATATACTTTGGGAAGTACTAATGTTGAGATTCTAAAAAATACTAAAGGTATAAACAATGTTACTCCCACTATTATTCCAATCAACAATACGAACGGCGTTAGAATTAGTTCATTAGATTTTAACTCATCATCAAAAGAAGTTATTGTTACTTTAGGTTCTAGTTTTAGCAATGTATCAGATTTCCCATTTGAGATTGGAGATAAAGTTCTAATTGAGAATGTTAGTGTTGGAGTTGGATCTACAGGAACTGGATATAATTCAGAAAATTACAATTATGCCCTGTTCACATTGACTAACACCACTCCAAATATTGGAGGAATTGGAGCTACTGTTGCATATAGTCTGACAGAGTATTTGAAAAATGGAGAAATTCCTGGAACTTTTAATAATGAAAATTCTTCTGCAAGAATTATACCACAAAAACATTTCCCAATTTTCAATATCGATTTAGAAAAAAATGAGTTTTACGTTGGTGAAGAGGTATATTCCAATGAATCGTTAAGTGAAGGAAAGGTCATTGATTGGGATCCATCGTCAGAATATCTTAAGATATCAACATCCGACCAATTTACAGAAGGTCAAACGATTATCGGAAAATCTTCTTCATCGAGAGGAATGATTTCTTCTTTAATTGAAACAAAAGGATCATATACTGTTTCATCATCTTCAATCGTTAAAAAGGGATGGGAGAAAGAAACTGGAATTCTTGATAATCAATTCCAAAGAATACATGACAATGATTATTATCAATACTTCTCATATGCGTTAAAATCTCAAGTACCATTTGATACTTGGGGAGATGCTGTAGGAAATCTAAATCATACCGCAGGATTTAAAAAATTCAGTGATTTGATCATAGAATCTTCCGTTACTACTTCAGGAATAACCACATCTCAAGATTCTGGCGATTTTACTGGAATTGCTGATCTTTCAAGATCAATTGATTTAAATTGTGTTTATGATTTTGATTTAGTTAAGGAAAATAATTTCTCTATTGATGGAAAAATTAAATCCAACGAAATTGTATTTAATTCCAGAATTATCCAAGATTACATAGAATCTATTGGAAATAGAGTTTTACTTATTGATGATGTTAGTGATCAATTTAATAGCAATCCAAGACCTACTCAGTTTAGCATAGTTGATACTTTTGGTTTAGATTCAAGATCTATAAAATTCTTGACTTTTGTTAGAGACAGAAGATTCAGTGAGCAAAAGCAAGTCTCTTTGGTCACTTTAGTGCATGATGGATCAAATGGATATATTAATCAATATGGTGCAGTTGATACATATGGAAATATGGGATTCTTTGATTTCTCTATTGCTGGTGATGAAGGAAATCTTTTATTCTATCCGACTAGATCATTAATCAATGATTATAATATAAGTTGTGTTTCTTTTGATATTAGAGATACCATATCATCAATAGGATCAACTGATCTTGGAAGCACTGTTTTTGTTGGATCTTCAACAACAACTATTTCATCAGGAAGTTCATCTCCAATAACTGTTGTTGGTATTGCTTCTACATATAGATCTTCGAAGGTTATTGTTCAGATTGGTGCTACAGATTCGTCATATTATGAATTTGATGAAATAACATTAATCCATGATGGTACTGATATTATCTTACAAGAATATGGTCAATTGGCCAGTGGAAGTTTGGTTACATATTCAGAATCAGGAATCGGAACTTATAATGCATATTATTCTGGTTCTAATATTAATATTGATTTGATTCCAAATAATACTACTACAGTTTCTTATAATATAAATTCTATCAGAGTTTCTATTGCAAATAGTTCTTCCACAAGTACTGGTGTAGAATCTTTTAATAATTCAGTTTTGCAGTCAAATTATGTTGCAATATCATCCACTCCATCTCCTGGAATTACGACGATTGCTACATATTCTTCTGCATATTCTGGATCATACTTTATAGTAAGTGTAGAAGATCTAACCAACAATCAATATCAAGTTTCGGAAGTTGTTGTTGCACATGATGATGTTGATCCACATATCACCGAGTTTGGTATTATTAATACAAATTCATCTATAGGTCTTATTGATATAAATTTTGTACCTTCTACTGGAAGTGTAGACTTAACATTTACACCCAACCCAGATATAGATGTTGAGGTTAGAGTATATCAAAATTCTATAGGTCTAGTTAACGACGCAATACCATATCGTGAAATTGATTTTACAAATGCATTTATTAGAACAGGATATGGAGATTATGAAGCATCTCAAAGTAATGTTAGAAGATCTTTCCAGTTAACATATAACCAAAATCCAATTTTTGAAAGGTATTTTGATGGAAGTAGTTCTTCTATAGTTGATATTGACAATGATGTTATCATCATACCAGAACATTTCTTTGTAACTGGTGAAAAGGTTGCATATACAATTGCTGGAGCTGGAAGCACTCAAGCAATTGGAATTGCTACGACTACTATTTCTGGTGTTGGAGTTACTGATAAACTTCCAAGTACTCTTTATATCGTAAAGAGCAATGAACTTGGAGTTCAAGTTGCGGCTTCTGCTTCAGATGCTTTAAAACTTCCACCAAATATTTTAGATATTACAAGTGTTGGAATTGGAACTTCTCACAGGTTTGTTTCCACCAATCAAAATTCTAGAGTATTAATTGGAATAGACAACCTAATTCAATCCCCTATTGTTTCAACTGCAATAACAACTACTCTTGCAGAAGAAGTAAGAATCACTGATGAGAGATTAACATTCTCTGGAATTACATCATTCTTTGGAGGAGACTTGATTAAGATTGATGATGAAATTATGAGAATAAATTCTGTTGGATTGGGATCAACTAATGTCATCTTAGTCCAAAGATTCTGGATGGGAACAGGTATTGCATCACATGCTCAAAATTCACTAATAACAAAAGTTAGAGGTGATTATAATATTATTGATAATACTATTAATTTTGTAGAAGCTCCTTATGGATTAACTCCAATAGGATCTACATCAAATCCACCAGATAGCAGAGATTTTGTGGGTATAGAGACTCATTCTACTTTCCATGGAAGATCATTCATAAGATCTGGTTTATCCAATGATGTTAATGATTCATATGCTTTCAATTATGTGTTTGATGATATTTCTAGAGATTTTAATGGAATTACAACTTCATTTTCCATCAAATCTGAAGGTTCTAATATATCCGGAATATCTACAAGTAATGCTATTGTATTGATTAATGACATATTCCAAGGTCCAGAAAGATTTGGTAGTGTTGATATTTTGGGAGATTATTATCTTACAGAATCTGCGGGTGAAACTCAAATTTCATTTACAGGAACTGCATCTTCTGCTTCATATGATATTAACACAGCAATTATTCCTCGTGGAGGAATAATTGTATCGGTTGCATCTACTGGAGGATTTGGTTATCAACCATTAGTAGCAGCAGGTGGAACTGCTGTCATTTCTGGACTCGGAACAATTCAATCAATTAGTATAGGAAACAGTGGTTCTGGATATAGACCTGGAGTTCAAAGTGTAGTTAATGTTGGAGTAGCAACATCTAGTGTTGGAAATTATTCCATTGAGTTCATTGGAACTGCTTCAATTAGTGGAGGTCATATTGTTAGCGTAGCTATTACAAATCCAGGAGTTGGATATACGTCAACAAATCCACCTATTGTTATATTTGATGATCCACTTTCATATTCAAACATTCCATTAATTTATACTTCATCTTCAAGTGGAGTTGGAACAGAGGCAATAGTTGATATTGTCGTTGGTCAGGGATCTAGTGTAATCTCATTCAATAGTAAAAATTCTGGATATGGATATGGTCAATCAGAAAAACTCACTGTTGCTATCGGTGGAACCACTGGAATTCCAACAAATACTTCATTGCCATTCGAACAATTTGAAGTTACTATCGATAGAACATTTAGTGATGAATTTTCTGGTTGGTCTATTGGAGATCTTCAAGTCATTGATCCATTCGATTCACTATTTGATGGAGAAAGAACAACTTTCCCAATTAGAATAAATGGCAATCAAACAACAATGAGGTCCAAAAAAGGATCTAATATTGAAGTTAAATCCAATTTATTAATCTTTATTAATGACATATTACAGGTTCCAGATATTTCTTACATATTTGAAGGTGGAAGTATAATTACTTTTGTCGAACCACCTAAAGTTGGAGATAAATCCAAAGTACTATTCTACAAAGGAACTGGAAATGTAGATACTGTCAATGTTGATATTTTAGAGACTATCAAGGAAGGAGACACTGTTAAGATTAATAGTGATTTTGTTGGATTAAATCAAGATTCTAGATTGGTAACTGATATCATCTCTACTGATATTTTAGAGACAAATACTTATTCTGGACCAGGAATTACTGAAGATGAAACTTTATTAAGACCTTTGATCTGGTGTAGACAGACTGAAGATAAGATTATAAACGGACAAGAAGTTGGAAAAGATAGAATTCTTTACGAACCATTGATTACTCCTACATCAAACTTAATTGAAAATGTAAGCATCTCATCTACACAAATTTGGGTAGAGAGTGTAAAAACTTTCTTTGATAGTTATGATGAGTACTTGCATGATGGAACTTCCGAGATTCCACAAAATAAAATTACAATCATTTCTCAAAACGATTTAGTTGCCGCATCCGCTACTGCTGTGGTTTCTGCCGCAGGAACAATATCATCAATTATTATTTCTAATGGTGGTATAGGTTACACTTCAACTAATCCACCAGAAATAGTAATCGAAAATCCCGTTGGTCTTGGATCAACACAAAGAGCTTCAGTATTATCTGTTGTTTCTTCTGCAGGCACTGTATCTAATATTGTAGTTTCTTCTCCCGGAACTGGATATACTACATCAAATCCACCAGTAGTATTAATAGAACCACCTGCAGTTACAAAAGAAACAATCGATTCAGTATCTTATATTGGTGATTTTGGCACTATTGTTGGATATGGTATATCCACAATTTCTGGTTCCGATAAAAACATATTTGATCTTTATATACCACAAGATTCGTTCTTGAGAGATACTGATGTTGTAGGAACTGCAATTACAGTAAGTCAGATCCAAGTTGGTGACTTCTTTGTTGTTCAAAATTCAAATGTTGGAGCAGCATCTACAAACTTCTTCACATATAGAACTAATGGATCAATTATTGGACTTTCTACTCAATATGTCGATGGAATTTATCAAGTAGATACTATCGAAACTCATTACAAAAATGTTGTTGGAGTTGGAACAACAGTTATCAAGAGAGTATTTGCAGTAGTAGAACCTACAACTGGAATAAGCACTATTGGAATGGGATCATCAACAATATTCTTTGATTCCACGTATTATACCTGGGATTATCTCGGAATTACTACTTATTCTGGAGGATCTATTACTACTTCCAACTATATTGGAGAATTTAGTTGGGGAAGAATTTATGATCTTTCCAGAAATGAACCGAAAGAATTTAAATCTTATGGTTTTAGTGGAATTAATACTTCTGCAAGTGTAATTCGTTTCAACCCACTTAAGTATAAAAACTATGTCAACTAATAAATATTCATAAAGGTATAACTATCGATGGCAAGACAAGGAATAAATACTGGTTCTTCCCCAGATGCAGGAGATGGTGATGCACTATTAACAGGTGCTATTAAAATTAATGCCAACTTTAGTGAAATTTATACGGCCATCGGAGATGGAACTAATCTGTCTCCAGGAATTGTAACATCTATTGTTGCCGGTACTAATGTAACAGTATCTGGATCAACAGGACAGGTAACTATAAATGCTTCAGGGGTTGGTGGATCATCATCTCAGTGGGTATCAACAGCATCAGGAATTCATACACTTTCAAATGTTGGAGTAGGAACCACAAATCCAACATCTGCTCTTACAGTAAAAGGAAATACTTCTCTTGAAACTTTAAGTGTTTCTGGTGTTTCTACATTTGCTGGTATTACTACAGTCACTGGGACAACACTATTTGCTAAACAACTTAATGTTTCTGGTGTTGTTACAGCATCATCATTCGTTGGTGATGGATCAGGATTAACTAATCTTCCTGGCGGTGGTGGTGGTATTGCTGGTATTAATACATCTGGAACTTCGACTTTTAATCAATTAAACACAACACAGTTAAATGTTTCTGGTGTTTCTACATTCCAAAACAGTGTTTATGTTACAGGTCAAAATAGATTGTATTTTGGAAGTTCTGATTTAGGAATTTTTTAAAAAACATCACCTTCGGCATCAAATTATATTGTAGGTTTTAATAATGTTCCATTAACAATTTGGGCAGATAATCTTACTCTTGGTGCTCAAAACGGTGAAAACTTTGCAACATTTACTACTAATGGTTCTGCTTCTCTTTATTACGATAACTCCAAGAAATTTGAAACTCTTGGAACTGGTGTAACAATCACTGGAACTACCTTTACAAATCAGTTAAGTATTTCTGGAAATACAAATTCTGCTGGAATTATCACTGCCACAAGTTTCAGAACCAATACAACTGTTGGTGATGGAACAGATATTGGATTTGCTCTCAAATACTATATAACCTCAAGTGGAGCTTCTGCATATAGACTCGCTGGCCCTGGAGTATTGAATAGCACCGATAATCCAACTCTTTACTTACATAGAGGATTTACTTATATTTTTGAAAATTCTACAGGTGGATCTCATCCATTTGCGATTCGCACAAGCAGTGGAGGATCTGGTTATACTACTTCATTCTTGAGTGGATCTCAAACTGGAACGCAAATATTTACAGTTCCTTTTGATGCTCCAAATACTTTAGTTTATCAATGCACTCATCACTCAGGTATGGTTGGAACCCTTAATATCGTTACGTAAATCAATCTAATCTAATCATAAATAGATAAAAAACTCATAAAATGTCCGCAATTATAACTGATCAATTAAGAATACTGAATGCTAAGAGTTTTGTTTCTGCAGCAACCTCCTCTTCAAATTCTTATTATGCTTTTGTAGGTCTTCCTAATGCGACTGATTATTCATCTACTTGGGATGTAACTCCTCCAGCACCAAAGGATAACTTTGATCAGGAGAATGATTATTGGGATACGATGATTGCTCTCAAGAAGATTGGAGAAGATGATGTAAAGCAAGTTGTCCGTAAAGTCACCTGGCAGTCAGGAACAACTTATGATATGTATCGTCATGATATTAGTAGAACCAATACTTCTAAGCCTTCTGGAGCAACGAGTTTATATTCCGCAAATTATTATGTTGTAAACAGTGATTATAGAGTTTACATTTGTTTGCGGAATGGAACTTCTCCAGAAAATCCAGAGGGAAGACCATCTTTAGATGAACCAACATTTGTAGATTTGGAACCCAGATCTGCTGGATCTAGTGGAGATGGATATGTATGGAAGTATCTCTATACAATAAATCCAAGTGACATCATAAAATTTGATTCTGTAAATTATATTCCAGTTCCAAAAGATTGGGAAACTAGTTCTACGAATGCTGCTGTTAGGGATAACGCATCAACAAGGGG